TACTGGCTCTACCTAGGATGGAGAAGGCATTTCCATCCTCTCCAACCAACTTAACTACAGGGCGGGGAAGTTTAGTTAAATCTTTCACCATTTTCATTTTCTCCTTTCTCGTTAAAAAGCGGGATTCAGATTTTCATCATCAAGATCTTTCCACTTGTAATCATGGCAGACATTATCTAAACATTCCTGACAAATAATTACCCGACCATCCTCTTCGAGGAAATATTCATCCCCTCCCTGGCAATGAACCAGCCCTAACTGTTCGGTAAGAAATTCGTCAAAAGCTTCATCATTATCAATTTCAATGATCTTGTCAATCTTCTCCGCTACTCTTTCGGCCTCTTCTTCTGAAATATGGGCATCGCAAACATAGCACTTTTTCATTATCGCGCTTCCTTTCATTTGCTTAAAAATTCTTTCACGGCAACCTCGAACTCTTCCGAGCTAAAATAAGAACCCCCACCCCAGCATTTTTCAATCCAGTTTAAATTTCGGGCAATTACATATCTACCAAGGCTAACTTCTCTTAATAAGGCCCTCTTATCATTCCCAGCAACTACGAAATAGGTACTCCCATTACTGTTTTCAAAGGTATTCATTTTCAATCTCCTCTCTTGACCCGCCATCTTCAGTGCCAGTAGGTCATCTCTGGCAGACCAGGGCTTCTGCCCTGGTTTCGGCTATTTCTCTATTGCGGTATAACGAGGATAGGAATACCCTTCATTATTGACTAGAATTTTCTCGTCAGTTTGCTCGTTAATTACCCGAATACAACGAACCCCTTTGATTGTCTTGCCGCCATCCTCAGGAGAAATCCAGGGCCGATCTTTAAAAAAGTTATTGCAAAAAATCTTGAAATCGAATTGGTTCAATACGACTTCCTTAATCACCACATAGGGAAGAGTCTCGCCCCAACCAACTGACATGGCCTTCAGTTCCTGAAGGCTTCCAACCTTTCTTCCGAAAGTCGCCATTTTTTTCATTTTCAATTCTCCTCTCTGTACCAACTAATATTAAAAGTATAATTGTTATCCCCTACCCTTTTATAAAGCTCGCGCCATTTCCCCAACTCTTCTTTCGCCTCTCCTTCAGTTTTACAGGTTGACATTTTTTTAATTAATCCGCTTTTTTTGCCCTTTCTATAAATTCCCCAAAGTTTATCCAACATATCCGTTCTCCTCTCTTGAGTTAATTTCAAATCCCCACTCGGTACTAATAAGACCATACCCGGCATCAACTAATGCCACCGCGATTTCTTTCTCCTTGCCTTGATTGACATCTCCGTAAAAACGGACTTGAAATATGTTCATTCCGGGCAATTTTTCTACTGAAAACCCACCTCGAACCTGATCAATCCTAACAATTTTTTTCCTTCCCAAATTGCCGTGAATCTTTCTGACCTCAATCCCGCCAGCATTTCTTATGACCTTCTTGATTGTATTGGTGTTCATTTTCAATCTCCTTTCCTGACCTGCCATCATCGGTACCGGTAGGTCATCCCCGGCATACCGGCCTGGCGGCCGGTTTCGGCTAGTCGTTAAGCGTTACCACGAACCCTTTGTTCAGCCGTTCGATCTTAACGGATTCTCCCGGGGAAATCTCGGGAAGAACCTCTTCCATGAATTCCGCTAGCGCCTGAGCGCTATAGAAGCGCGCCTCTCCGGTTTTCAGGAACTCATCGATTTTCGCCATTCTAAAGAAGCCTCCTTTTTATTTTTCGGCCTGCCTCATCAGTATCGGGGAGGCCACCCCCGATATACCGGGAAAGGATATCTTTCAGGAGATATCCTTCCCGGTTTCGGCGAAGAAGATTAAAACCGGAAGAGCGTGTAGGGATGGGAAAAATTATTGGGTTTGGGATCAGGCTCGTTGTGGAGCCACGCACTGAAGCGTTCCACAAGCTCGTAGCCGATAAGGTTATTATCGGCCAGATTGAAGACGGCTTCGAGGATTAAATGCTCTCCGAGGCCATCATAATCGCTGATCCCCCGAACGGTTTTAAAACCGTCCTTGGTAACATAAACGACCGTGCCGTTTTTGTAGTTGATGGTCATTTTGTTACCTTTGATAGTTTTGGTTCTGTTGGAGCTACGCATTATAAACAACCTCCAAATCCGGTTTTTTTTTGGCCCGCCTCATCAGCGCCGGGAGGCCATCCCCGGCATACCGGCCTGGCGGCCGGTTTCGGCTAATTTTTAAATTTTAAGGTATAACCTAACTCAACCAACTCTACCAATTGATAGTGGTAATTCGCGGAAAATTTGCCTTCATGAATTCCATAACTGGCACATAAACCCCCATTGATGAAAATAGAAATTCGATCTATCCCGTCCCTCTGCTCTTCCCTAATTTCGGCTATTTTCAATTTACGCCCTCCTCTCCTGACCTGCCATCTTCAGTACTAGGCTGGTCAATGCCTAGTAGACCAGGGCGGATGCCCTGGTTTCGGCTATATTGAAACAATAAAAAATAATTGATATAACACGTAGAATTTCCCACCAACCAATCGCTCCCTCATCTTCTGAGATCTTGGCGTAATGATTGGGCTCAGGCCGATATTGTCTCCGCGCTCGCACCGTCTTTCGACGGCCCTGGGTTAGCTGTGGCTTTCGCCCATCGCTCCCAGGTTGCTGGCTCCGTCAGTCTTTAGCGCCCCTGTTGGCTCATCGCCTCCCGCCTCCGCGATGTGGTAATCGCTCGGGCATTCATAGACTCGCCTGCTGCTGGCACCCCTTCGGGCCTCGTCAAGGTCTTGGCGTCGTAGGTCCTGGCCTTCGTGATAACGGGTACTGTCTTCCCGCCGCGTGAATCCGCGGGTTTTTTATTTTCCGCCTTCCTCTTCCCCAACTGGCACCTGGTCGAACCTTCAGTCGGCCTCGGCCAGGGAACCTCGGGCTGAAGCGGGGATGCCCTTCACCTGGGAGAACTGGCCTTCCTACTGATTCAGTTAGGCGGTAAAGCCGGGGAATTCGGAATTTGGTTTTCAAAGATCTGTGCTGTTGGGGCTTTACCTGCCCCGGACTGCCTCTCACCGTCTTTCTAATTATATTCTATGATACATATATATTATTATAAAATGCAAATAACCCTATATTCGGGAATATAGGGCTATTGGATAACTCTATGTATTATGAAGGTATCGAAAAAGGATTATTTCTTCTCTTATCTCGGTTTTACTACGTTTTGCTCGATTTATTGATTTTTTATTATTAAGATTTCTTAATAATTAGATTAAGTTTATTATGAAACCTTAATGATTTAGTACTTCAACCTTACTCTCGTCATTTTGCTGTCGGATTGTCATTGCTTTATCCGCGTTTTCGATTATATCTTCTCTAGAAACTCTTTCATCGCTAATCATTATTATCTGCAAATTTAATTGTTCGGATATTTCTCGAATTATTCCTAGGGCCCTTCGATTAGCCTCGACCCCTTTTAATCTTGAAAATGGTTCATCGAGCAATAACAACGGTCTGACCTTCTTATCCCTCCTCATTGCCCAATAGGCAATACGAAGGGCTAATGCGGCCACGTCCATGGCCCCACCACCCACATTATCCATGGGCGGCAATTCTAATCCTCTTCGGGTGAAGAGTAGTTCAACTTCAGTCTTCCCACGCTTCTCTTGAAAATTGACCTTCAGTTTATACGGATCATCGAATACGGCTTCCATGGCCATACTAACCTGTTCGGATAGATGATATTCCAATTGTTTTTGAGTAGATAGGCCTACCTGCTTGGCAATTTCTAAAGCCCGCTCATAGCGGGATGCGTTTCTCTTGTTAATTCGGATTTTCATTTTCAATTCATCTATATCTTGCTGGAGCCGGTCTCTCTGCCCTTTCTTCCGATTCAACTCATCGCGGAGTTTTTGTATCTCAGTTCTCATCTAACAAATCCTCAATCTTTTCTATCGATTCGTTTATTTTTAACTCAAGATTTTCTAATTCTTCTTTTTGTTCATCTATCTTTTTCTTCGCTTCATCAAGAGAGGAAATTCCGAACTCGTCTGATAGTCTTTTCATAATGCTTTTTAATTCGCCTTGCAGCTCAGATCTCCGAGATTTCTCGCTATCTATTTGCTCTTTCAGTTTTAATAACTTACGTCCTAAATCTTCTCCGTTTCTAGATGCCGCCATATCAATTCCCTCACTTTTTTTGGAACCTCATTTTCATTAAAAAACATCTCAAGATTTTTCTTATATGAAAGACTTATATCCCAGTCAACGTTCATTCTCTCAATATACGCTGCTATTCTTTCGTCCCTTTCTTTTTCCTGAATGGCTCGTTCTATATTATGGACATCTTTTTCTATGGGAAAGAATTCTTCCCTAACTTCATTTTCATCGGAACTATAGTAGTAGAGTCTAGGTAAATAATTGATTTGCTCCGTGGTAATTCTCATCATGCTTCCGGGATTCACCAACCACGAAATCTCTCCATGGTCATTTTCCCATTCATCCACAAATCCGCTATGGTTATCCCCAACTAAAATTACATCGTAGTCGTTCCCAAATTGCTCAAGTATATCTTGTGAAGTGAACCCGCCTTTCGCCCAGCGCGGTAGGCTTTTTGGAAAAACCAATTCATGAATCATTAGCACTCTTCTGATAGTTTCTTTTGGTTTAGGTTTGAATTCTTTCAATCCCCCAAATGGAACTCCATCAATTGAAATATTGTCTGATATTCGCACGCCTTCTTCATTCAAGTTTATAAAAGCTGGGGTGATTAGTTCTATTAATCCAAGCGCGGATTTTTCATAATTGTCGAGAGAATGTCCCGGTAAATCGTGATTGCCTGGTATGGTAATTAAAGGAGAAGGCAAATGTTTAAATGCCCATGAACATAACCATGGACTGGCCTTCCAAGAATCGAAAATATCGCCTGCACAAAGTATAGGACAATTATCATTAAAATTACTAAGTTCCTGAATGAATCTTAGTTTTGTTTCTTGCGCTTTTATATAATCATCTTTCCGAGAGACTGGAGGATTCTCCCGAATATGATAATCTGCGGTGAGAATTAGATCTATCTTTTTTTCCTTCTTTTTTGCCTCTTTTCTTCGTTTTATTTTAACCGCCTTCTCTCTTCATATAAATATATGGCTTACCCCTTTGCCATTCTGAAATCCTCAGTAAGCCCTGTGATTATTGTCTTCAAACCGGTTTTAATTCTATTTTATTCCCGCATAATGGACAGGTTTCGGGGGCCATTTTTTGGTATTCATTTTCAAGATTATCTATGTCCTTATTCGCCGCCTGAATTCTCGTTTTAACGGTCAATGCCAGGCGGATTAATTCTATTCTTTTATACATATCGTTCCTTTTAGCTATCCTTTTTTCAGTTTGTTTTAAAGTAGATTCAGCAGAATCTACTCCCTCGGTGGCAGATAGTTCATTTTCAATATCGCAGGCCCGCTGTGTTATTTCTAAAAGAGTATCGAAATTCTCCCGAATATGATTGTGTTCAATATATCGAGAATAAACAGAATCGTATATCTTTAGCGCTTTTGATAAATCAGGTATTAGTTCTAATTTCTCATTGACCCTTTCCGCTTGAGAAATCCCTAGAGTTAGTTTATTCAATTCATCCTGTAATTGGTTAAAGGATTCCTCTGATTTTTCTACTACAATCAGTTTATTTTCTATTTCTGGCAATAGTTCATATTGTCTCATATCGTTTATTTTCTGTTTGAATTTTTCATTATCATTCGTTCTTTCTTGTTTGAGTTCTGCTTGCGCTCTTAATAAACTAGCTATGGTCCTATCTATATCGTCAATTGAGGCGGCCGTGTTTAAAAATCTGGCGGCCTCTCCCGGGGTATAGGATAGTAAAAAATAGCTTTCCATTTGGGATTGTATATTAGCCGGCTCTATTTGTAAAACCTGACTAACTTCTTCTGGCACTTCCGTGCCGAAAGCTTTCAGAGATTTCCCATTCACCACATACTTATTTTCATTACTTGATTTGATTCTTTCTATCACATTCCCTTCAGTGGTAAAAAGCGCCACCCGGGTATCTCCCCCCCACTCGGATCGGTAGGAGTCGCCTAGCGGTCGATTGGAAATAACCCAATTAATAGCCCTGAATACCGCGGATTTACCAGAATCAGACGCCCCAATAATTACATTAGTTCCAGGCACGAATTCAATAACAGTTTTCTTATGAGATTGGAAATTTTCAATTTCAACTTTACTTATCATTTTTTCCCCTGTTTCTATTACTTCCCTTTCCTGTATTTCTTGTGGGGGAACATTCTCCTCTTCCCCTATTCCCTCTATTTCCCCTTCCGCTCCCATCTTTTTTAGGGGTTCCTTTTGTGGTCATTTTATTTCACCTCTTTACCTTCTTTAATAATTTTGGAAAGAAGATCAAAAAATTTATTTGCATCCATTACTATAATCGGATCTATTCTGTTTTTCTTAATTACTAATAACCAATCCGTTCCGGCGTCTTGATTGCTTTTTGCCTGATCAATCCAAGGCCGTAACGACCAAGATTCTTGCCATTTACATTCTACAGAAAATGGAAATAATTTCTTTGCTTCTCCTATTAGTCGAATATCCGTCCCCGTTTGAGATGCTTCTCTAGAAGCGATTAATTCATCTTTACCCCACGGAATATTTAATAATTCAGATATTTTCTGGCAAGTCCATTGTTGAAGCGATCTGCCCTTCGCTTTCGCAGATGCCCTTTTAATAGGTTGTTTTTTCATTTTCGTTCCTTTTTCCTTTTTTGCCTCCATTGTAGTATGAGCCCCTTTCTACCATTCTCGAGGCCGCCTTGGCTCTTCGAACTCTTTTTCAATCTCATTCCAAACCTCAATTGTTTTAGCTTTGAGTTCTGACTCAAGACTTTCTGTTTCTACTTCCCGAATTGCCTTCCCAATAGCCCTGCCCAATTTTCGATCTCCAATACTATATACGGAATCTCTTGTGGCATTTTTCAAGAATACCAAATTGCCACGAATATCGTCTATGCCATAATTATAGATGATAAACAATTCAGCCGAACGAAAAGGACTCCAAACAGATGATTTGAAAACATCAATGGATACCTGAATCCCCACAATCCTTTCATAATCCTGCCCTCGATAAACCCGCTTAATTTTTATTTTTTGCGGGTTCATGCATCTCAGGCGAAGGCTTGAATAAAAGCCAATAGCCTCTCCGCCAGGGCTTTTGTATTTCTGCCCCCATGGTCCCGCATCTAAGTTCTGCCGTATTTGATTAGATCCCACCACTAAAATATTCTGCTGAGTTATAGCCCGGCAGGTTTTCCTCAATTCCTCGCTGAATTCTTTTGCCCGCCGCATGCCCATTTTATCCCCTTCATCCTTGGTCATTTCCATATCGGTTGAAAGGGCGGCTAGCGAATCAGCGCATACCACAAATGGTCTTTCCAAAGTTTCATTTTCATTATCACTAATCCATTTGCGAATAGAGCCGAAAACTTGAGGGACCGTGTCGGGAATAGTATAATTGATAGAGGGGATATTCAAGCCAAACATGCTAGCGAATTGTTTATCGAGCCGCGCCTCTGGGTCATGAAACATGACTTCTCCGCCCATTCGCTGAACATTGCCGGCAATTTGACTAAGCAAAACTGTCTTGCCGGTACCTGAAGGCCCGAATATCTCTACGAGAATGCCTAAAGGGATTCCCCCTTCTGGAAATCTGCCCCCGCTGATAGCTAAATCTAACAGGGTCGAACCGGTGGATACGATTTGGTTCACGCCATCATATTTTTCATCTTCATTCTTTAATGTTTCTTTCTCATGTTTCTTTTTTATCTGAGCGCTAAGGGGAGTTTTCCCTGATTTGGTTCTTTTCATTCTCATTCTTTATACCACCCTCTTAATATTTCGATAATTTCATCGATATACTTTTCTGAAATTTTCCGTTTCTTTAATAGAGATACCACCTCTTCTAGATACAATGAATAATCCCCGGGTATGGATTCTATTCGTCGACGCTTCCATTCTTCTTTTGCTAATTTAGCTACTTCGTTAATAATAACATCGTCCGATTCAAATTTATTACTCCAATCTTCGATAATGTTTTGGAGTATATTTTGGATACTACTGCCTTTATACAGGGCTATTAGCCGCAATCGTTCGGCGACTGGTAAGGGGAGATATCCCCCCACCAGTCGACTGTCAATAGTTCTAGCCTTTCGTTTTTTTGCGAAAAGATTTTCTCTCATTTTCACTTTTTCTTTTCCTTTTCCCTCTCTAGGGTCTCTAGGGTATCAATACAATCTTCCCAAATCTCACAATCATCGCATTCGTCATATTCATCGCAATCCTTACCGAATTTATGACCATGAGGGCATTTATCTTTGGACTCTCCTTTTTTTCTGGTCCTCCTTTGTTTCTGCGAATCCTTTTTTGTTTCTTTAGCCTTCTTCTTTTTAGGTTCCTCTTTTACCTCTTCTTCCTCTCCCGTCTCATTCGCTTCATTTTCATCCTCGTCGTCGTCCTCGTCTCCATCCTCGAAATCTGGTATATCTTCACTATCTATTTCTTCCTCTTCAACATCTTCATGATTTATTCCACCGAAGAAGGCCGCCTCAATAGTCTTATAGGGCATTACCACTAGCACTTCATCTAAATTCGGTATTTTTTCTAGGATATCTTCGTCATATTCTTCATCCCGATCAATGAAATCAATACGCGAGGTATCCGCGAACTTATTATTGCCCAACTGCTCCTCGCTAAATCGGATTTTCAATGTGAAACCCTCTTCTAAATCGGGGAAGGTTTCATACTCCTCGTTTTCTTGTATTTCTTCATTTAGTTTCTCTTGGAATAGGAATTGAGAAATATCCCAAATATGAGGATCTTCTGAGTAATTTTTATGTCCCTTAGGAATTACCACGTATAGATTCCTCATTGAAGGTTTCAATGCCCGAATACTTTCATCATTCCAATCTGCGCCGTCTTTCAATTGCTGAGATCTGTACTCACAAATAGGACATTTCTTTTTGATGCTTGTCGGACATACTATAGCATCGTTATTGGGACCAATATTTCTATGGAGCCAGTAAGGTCTTTTATACCAAAGTTCTCCGGGAACCGCGATGCCATATTCATCATCTCGATCGGGGTGATTTTCACCAGTCACCTCGTAGGGCATAATATCGAGAGATACTCTAGTTTTGGCATCCTCTCGGAATACCGAAACGCCTTTAGGAAGATTCAAATGTCCGTACTGGGCTCCCCTCGCCTGCTTCGCCGCATTTCTACTAACTCCCCCTTTAAACCTTCTTCTCTTTTCCTTTTTGCCTCTTGCCATTTAAAAGCCTCCCTTTTTTTCATTTTCATTCTTGAATGGAAACATAAATCTGACCGCATATATTTTACCTATATATGAGCAAACGGATAAAACCGCTACATATAATGGGACTACTAAACCCAATAAGATTATTACCCAAACCCAAATAGTTAGAGGATTAATTTTTTATTCACCACGCTTTCGTCCTTTGCCGTATTTTAACTTTGGCATTTTTCCTTCGGATCTCTTCTTTTTCAATTCGCTCCTGAGTCAAATTTCTGATGGCAGGAGCTGCAAAATAAGAAGCTTGTAACAATTTTACTAAATTTTCAAGTGCCATTTTCTTTTGATCCAACGCCCTAACCGCTGCCAATGCGATATTATTTTCGTACTTTGCCTCAATATATTCTTGACTAAGTTTTTGATATTCTTCTTGTAATAATACAGTGCTTTGCACGGCGGATTCGGTAATTTTAGAAACTCCGTATTTCTCTGGCTCTTTACGAATAGATAATTCAATGTTGGCGCGTCCAATTTCTAATTTTTCTTTTGCCAAATCCATGCTCCTGCCAGTTTTCGCTAAATGAGAAGCGTATTTCCTCATTAGTTCGGCTTGTTCGAGCCACTCAATATCTAATGATTTCTCGTCAATACAAATATCCTTTTCATAATCTAGCTCCATTTTCAATCTCCTTTTTTATTTTATAATAACAATGCCCCCGCCTTGAAAAGCAAAAGAATAGACAACGCTATAAAGAGTAAAGTAAGAATAGACAGAATTAATCCTCCTACTATCCTGGCAAAGATATAAACTTGTCCGATTTTGAAAAAATTCTTTATTTCATTTTCTTCAAAAAGTCGAACTAATGATACCACCATAGCCCGCCCTCCTCTCTAATCTCAATCCATTCAGTTCTTTCAGCCAACGATAAGGCGGTCTCTTTACGATATAATATCAACCATTTTGTTAGACAATCTTCTGAGCAAAAAATTCTGATTTCTGAAGGAAGCACCAAAGCCGTTTTGCGAATTTCACATTCGCACCATGCGCATTTGGCTGAATAATCTACCCCGCCATATTCTATAGTTTCATGATAAAATTCATTTTCATTCACGTAACTATTCCTTCTCTCAACAAATAAATAAGCGCTAGCTCCATAAATTCGCGGACCATTTCGTTTTCAGTTTTGACGTAAATATTCTGGACTTCTTCGAACACCTTCTGATAAGTCATAATTAATTCTCCTTGTTATATTATACCCTCAAGTCCATTTTCATTTAAGGGTAATTGCCGCATAACAGGCTAAAACTAAACCGGGAAATCCTGAATCATAAAATGGTTCGGAGAATTCTTCTAACACCGCCGCGGCATTATCATTAGTGCCCCCTAACAACATCGTTGAAAAATAACCTAGTATAGCCCGCCTTATTCTTTCGACATCCTTGCCCTTTAAACCTTTTAAAATATTAGAGACTTTTTTCCAAGAACCGCCCCCCGCCAATTCTCGGCATAATTCAATAGTTTCGGACTGCAATTCGGCAGTCCTTTTAGCCACCTCTAGTCGTTTCTCTTCATTGACGGATAGGACTTGTGAAAGTATTTGTAGGGCATTTCGAGGATGTCCCATACTATCCTGAGTTATTTGATTATATACCTCTCTAGGTATAGATTCATTTTCCGACTTGACCACTCGGCGTAAAAGCATTTTCATTTCCCGATCAGCTAAAGGAGCCACTGGGAATTCAGCGCATCTGCCCCGAATGGTTGGTAGTAATTTTTGAGGATCGGTGGTGCATAGAATAAAGTAGACTAAACGAGGGGTATCCTCTAACGCTTTTAACAAGGCCGATTGCGCATCCCCAGTTAGTCTATGTACTTCGTCAAGTATCCAAACTCGATATGGTCCTTCAAGTGGTTTATAAGCGCTTTGTTTTCTAATCTCTCGTATAGTATCTATTCCTCGGAAATCGGCTGAATCTATCTCGCGAATATCATTTCCTCTGGCCCCTATTTCATGAGCAACTATTCTGCCCAGCGTAGTTTTTCCGCAACCCGTGGGACCATGAAATAAAGAACTGCGTGGGAATGGTTGCTGAGTGAGTTTGCCTAGCTGGCTTTTAAGTATTTCTACCGTCTCTGAATTTCCGATTATGCCCTCGAGATTACTAGGTCTATATTTTAAATACAGCACCTTTTCATTTTCATTCACTTTTTGGTTTTTCCTTTCTGCTGAATTTAATACTTGGCGTTTCACCCTTTTTCGGCCGCCTTCCAAATCTATAGGGGTGAAGTGGGCATTCAATAAGATGGCATTCTCGAACCTCCTTGTAGCTTCCCCCGCAACAATCTAAGCACTTCGCTCGAATCGCCTTCATTGGGGTATTAATAGCCATTGTTAATTTATCCATACTCCTTTCCATGAAGCCAGGGCCGTCCCTGATTTGTTTTTATTTTTTTTCGTATTTCTGATTCTAAATCTACCCCTAACAGGGCGCACAAATCTCCAATTCTCATAACCGCGTCGGCGAGTTCTTCTGCCACTCCTTTATTATTTCCAACCCTGTGCTCTTCGAGAGCCTCAGATAGTTCAGAATGTATTAAGGCCACCCTAGTTCCGAATTCTGGTTCATTTGTATGAAATCCTTTTTCAACCGCCATTTGGAATACAATTCGTTGCATTTGGGATATACGCAATTATTCTTCCACCTTCTTTTTGTACTCTTTTTCGGCCTTTACCACTTCTTTAAACATGGGCAATTTCATCGCCCAATTACAAAAAATACGCCACTCTTCCAATCGATGATTTTTCCTCTGAAAATACATCGTTTTTAATTGCAAATAATTGGTGGTTATACGGGCAGTCAGCATCAGCCCCATCGGACAATTTGCGACAATCTTTTGAAATAGAATCTTGTCGGATTCTCCCAGGTCTTTTATTTTGTTGTAATTAGAGATAAGCGCGCTTAATTTATTCTTTATTTCAGGCTCGACGTACCTATTGCATTGATGATTGACGTCCATTTTTATCAGCCGGTGCATTTTGCTTTGACTACTTACAATATCCGCAAAATGATATCTCCCAAATTGCAGCCACCAATATTGCGGCGCGGTTATATCGGCTTGAGTCACAATTCCTTTCAAGGCGCAGTCATGGCCACTACCTATCCTGGCCTTGCCTAATCGCTGTAGTCGCCTTCTTCCTATTTCTGCCCGCTCTTCATACTCATCCAGACTTGCTTGCATTGGATAGCCGCTCGCTTTGGCTGTTTCATCAATGCCATAAATCTTGACATTTTCTATCCGCATATCAGTCACAGGTCTCGCACCCCCCTCCTATCGAGCAAACTACCGGTTTGGCAGAGGGGTTATCTTGCAGCGCCCTACCGATAGCATCGGCGCAACTTGATATTCCTTCGCACCTGCCGCAATTCTGTCCCAACATGGTTTTAATAAGCGCTTCTGGGGCCACGCCAGAACGCAAAGCGATACTAGTTACTCTTGCTAAAGCATTCAATAAGGCGGATACGCACCCCGTATTTTTACTATGAGCGGCAAATACCTCATGGACTTCTCCCGCCAAATCTCGATTGACCGTTACATAAAGGGAACCACAGCCAGTGGTAAATTTATGAGTCTGCCCCTCCAATGCCGCCGGGCGTTTAGTCGGAGTATATTTCGCGGATAATACTTGTAACGGCCTAGAATTATCCCGGTAAACCGTTAAGCCTTTACATCCCAATTCCCAGGCGAGCATATAAATCTTCGACACGTCTTCTTGAGTGGCGGTCTCTCGTAGATTAATGGTTTTGCTTATTGACTGCTCGACATGCTCCTGGAAAGCGGCTTGCATTCGTACATGAACTTCTGGCTCTATATCATGGGCCACTTTGAACACTTCCCGCAAGTCTTTCGGCATACCCGCTATGTTCTGAATACTACCTTTATTAGCTTTAATCTTTTCTATTAGCGAGTCGCTATATAATCCCCTACGCTTTAGTTCATTTTCAAATATAGAATTAACAACCGTAAATTCCTTACCATCGAGAACGCGCCTAGTATACACCAAAGCATATTCTGGCTCTATGCCATAAGTGGTCCCAGCTATGTCCGCAATTGTTCCGGTGGGGGCGATAGATGTTAGCGAGGCATTAAGACGCGGTTTCTCATCTCGATATATACTCTGGTCAAAATTTAGAAACGGCCCTCCATATTCTTCAGATAGCTTCGTAGAAGCAATTCGGGCAGCGCTATTGATAAATTTCATAATTCTGCCAGCCTGATCTATAGCTTCTTCTGAATCATAGGATACCCCTAATTTAAATAAAGCATTTGCCCAGCCCATAACTCCCAGTCCGATTTTTCGATTTCGTATAACCGTTTCTTTTATTGCCGGTAGCGGATAAGTTGAAACATCTATGACTCGATTTAAAAAGGTCACCGCTAACCCTACCGCCTCGCCTAGTCTATAAACATCTAAATGTCTATCTACTACAAATTTCGACAAGTCTAAACTACCTAGCACGCATGCCTCATATGGCAAAAGAACAGTTTCTCCGCAAGGATTACATGCTTCTATCCGCCCCAGTTCTGGCGTCGGATTGACGGAGTTGATAGTGTCTAAAAATAATATTCCGGGTTCTCCGGTTTCCCAGGCATTATGGATAATTTCATCCCACAAGGCCGCCGCCTCTATATCTTTAGCTCTTATTGCTTCTATAAATTTGTCAGTGACCCCAACTGAAATATTGAAATTGGTTATCTCTCCGGTATTCCTTTTGCAACGTATGAATTCCCTAATATCTGGATGGTCGATGTTCATTACCGCCAGGGATGCGCCCCGCCTTCGACCCCCTTGCTCAATCTCATTGGCAGCGGCGTTAAAGATCTTCAAGAAACTAACCGGGCCAGATGCTTCTCCTCTAGTACTAGCCACCATCGCCCCTTTAGGTCTAAGGTTACTAAAGTTAAATCCCACCCCGCCACCGGATTTCTGTACCATCGCCGCATCCTTTAAGGTGGTGAATATCTCCTCCATGCTGTCCTCTATTGGCAGAACAAAGCAAGCGCATAGCTGGCCAATATTAGTACCAGCATTCATCAGGCAAGGACTGTTGGGTAAAAATTTTAATTCGCTTATTAGATTACTAATTCCATCTCGTTCTTCTAGACTACATTCGCCCATCACCGCATTAACCACTCGCTGCACCATTCGCTCTGGCGTTTCGCCCTCTTGTAAGATTCGCTCTTTTAGAATTGCTTTTGATAATTCGGTTGTTTTCATACGGCTCCCCTTTCTTGAAATAGAATATAACGCGCTGTTGTTGTTCTTCTAGCCCTTTTCACGCCCTCTCTTTCTATTATTCATTTTATTATACTCGGGTCTTCATTTTCATTTAATAATCCAAGGCCCGTCGATTTCGTATTTATCCACATCTATATCAAGGGGAATTATAATCCAGCCCCACATTTCAGGTAAATCTTCTTTAACGATTCTATGGGCGGTGGCTTCTACATGCTCGGCTTCATCCGGATCGGCGTCTACCACTATATCGTCATGAATCTGACCGATTAATTTTGATTTCCATTTCTCTTCTCTCATTATTTCATCCATACGAATAAAAGTGTAAAGAAGACAATGGAAAGCGCTTCCCTGAATTGGGTAATTGATTATTTCATTTTTACGCATCAAGCCAGAACAGGTGAATCCAGTATGCATTTCAAGGTAGCCCTTTTTGCGGTATTGTTGAACTCTTTTTTCTCGCCAATTCTTGTATACCTTAAATCGCCTGCCCCAAAAATCATCTTCAACTGTCTCCATATAGTCTGTAAAATCTCCAAAGGATTTTATTCCATTATCAATAAAATGATCTGAAATGCGCCCGCCTTCTGGTAGAGAAATGCCCTCTCCTCTTTTCCATTTACCGTGTGGCAATTTAGTCCAATCTGCCAATCCAATAGCGTTATTCCCATAGTAATCCCCGTAGAATTGAGGAAAGACGAAACTGTTTTTTGCTGCCTGACGAAGTAAGGCATGCTCGGGCAACTTTCTATTAAAATCTCTATCTTTTATCATGAATATTTGTTTAGCCATATCAGAGTGCATATCTGAATTTTTATCTTTAAGATAGTTAATTAATACCGGATCTTTACAATAACAAGCCGCTATATG